TTAAAATATAAAAATAGGTTTTTCTTTCTTTTCTATTTTTTCATTTAATATATCTGCAGTTTCAAAATTATACCATAAAGTTGGATTAATTGCATCTTTTGCTAATTCTTCAGCTTCACTTCCATTTCCACCTTCATTATCAGAATCATCGCTTTGCTCATTTATCATATCAGGAGTTTCTGCTGTAATGCTTTGAACAACATCAAAAATCTTACTAGCTCCGCTTAGTAAATTTCCAACAATATTTAAAGTTGATTCAAAAGTTGTCATTTCTTGTGCTGCTTGTGCTGTATTTTTTGTAAAATCTGCAGCTAAATTCCAATTATTAGCACCCCAAGCACCTAAAAAATTAACCAAACCCCAAACAGCATTAAGAATTGAAAATAATTTATTTCCAGTAAGTGAACCCACGACTAAACCTAAGCTAATTCCTAGTGTGATACCCGCAGCTACATTCTCACTCACTCCTATCAATGTTCCTAGCCATGCACCTTGTCCGCCAATCCACCAAGTAGCTACAGCCAAAATAATAGTAACAATAGGTGCCAAAAAGCTTAAAATTCCTTTGCTTGATTTTTCGTATACATAAAGATAATAAAAACTATCCCATAATGCAAACCATCTATCTCTACGCCCATAAGGTAAATTTGAACTTTTTCTATATAACGGATATACGCTTGGCGTAACACTTGTATCTTTTTTTCCAAAGCTTTGATTATTGAGGTAAGAATAAGCAACATAAGGCTCTTCATAACAAACTAAATTAAACCCATTATAAAAACATAAAGGAGTTGCATATTTGCATTTATAATTTTCTTTTATTGAGTTAAATACTTCAAAAAAAGATATCTTTTTGCTTGTTAAAGTATAATATATTTTACTCGGATCACTCTCTCTAGTTTTTTGTGCTTTCTCATATACATTATAGACTATTTCTACTTTTTCGATTCTAAATATATTTTTATTTAATTCTTTAAAATCATTATAAAATTTTTCAACATCAATGCATAATTTTTTATAAGGTTTTCCAAAAGTTGGTTTAAATTCAACATTTTCTACTTTAATTTCTGGTATTTTAATATCATCAATACTAGGATATATCCATTCATTATTTTTTTGGATGGTTTGAGAAAAAATAACTACTTCTATATCATTTATAAGCATTTCATAATTTATATTTTCCAATGCCTTATTTAATATATCTTTGAAATTTATTTTTTCATCAATATAAAAAAATCCTTTTCCATTATATTTCCAAGCTTTTTCTTTTTCAAATAAAAGGGCTAAATTATTTGGAAAACCATAATAATACTGCATACTTCCTAAATTATAATTAGTTCTTATTTCGCAAATATCATGATATATTCCATTTTCACTACTAGGATCTCCCTGATAAGGTTTGTATGGATCTTGCCCTACGAAAAATTGGTTAAGTCCTAAATCATTATAGTTTTCCTTATTATAAGGTGCAGTGCTAGAACTTTTAATGTTATATTTTTTCACTATATACGAATTTTTAAATAGCGGATGGTTTATATTTTGAATTTGACTTCTACCTTTTCTTACAAGTTGTTTATGTAAAAGCTCAACATATTTATTTACCCCTATCATAGCATAGGTAAACCATTGTTTATATACTTCTTGTGTATCTAATTCTCCTATGTTTGATGGATAAGCAGGCTTAAGAGTATAATTTCTCATAAGCCTTTTTTCATCTATAAGCATTATGAAGACTTTTCTATATTTTCTATCTTTTCTTTAACAAGCTTCATAATTTCTTGTGGTATATCAAGACCACCGGTACAATATCCAAATTGAACACTCTGTGTAACTTTTGCAGCTTCTATTCTTAAATTATCATCTATCTGTGAAGTTTGTCTAGCTATTAATGCAGGTTTTGCTTTTTCTGTTTCTGTTTGAGCTCTTAAAAGTAAAGCTTTTTCAGCGTTAAGCTCGTTTTCATCGCCTTGTAAAATCATGGATAAAGCTGTATTTTGACTTTGAGCCACTATGGTTTGTCCAACACTTACCAACGCTTGTGCCAAGCTTTGAAATTGTTGGTCATTTCTTATAACATTATCGTTTCCAAATTGTTCTAAAAGCTTTTTAAATTCTCCAAATGGAGATTTTTCTGCTAAACTCATTTCTAAAATTTGCGGATAAATTTCTTTAAATGCTTCAAGTCTTTTGTTGTAATCAACATTTGTATTACTCATTATTTAGCTCCTTTATTTTGCTTATCTGAATTTCACACTGTTTGTATTTGTAAAAAAGCATAGAATAAGCATTTAAAATATCTAGTTCATTTTTTGCCTTTGGCTTTTCAAGGGGGCTTAGTGTTAATAACTCTTGCGGAATTCTTACTTTTTGAATTTCGATTTTGGTTACTACTTGTTGAGTTTGCATCCCACAACCTATCAACGACATCGTTAAAAAGCTTGGTAATATTATTTTCATTGCTTTTATAAATGTATTCTTTAACATATTGCACCCTTTCTTGTACTTGATTTTTTTGATTGTTTGCTTCATTTAAAGCCTTTAATTCTGTTTTATGAATTTGATTTAATTCTTTTAATTTTTCTTGATTATTTTCATTGACTTTTAAAGCCAAAGCTAAATCACTTTGACTTTTTTCTAATTTGGCCTTTGTGCTATCAAGTCTTAGATAAAAATATCCTGCTAAGATTGCCATTAATACTAAAGCGATATAAAGCTTTTTATCTCCTAGGATATATGAAAATATAGAACTCATGCTAACTCATTTGTTATTTCTAATTTAATGTCTTCAAGATTTTTACCATACATCAAATCATAAAATTCTTTACAAGCTTGTCTGCTTTGACCGACACTTTCATTATTATTATCTTTAGTAAGCCCCAGCAAGATACAACCTTTTGTGTCTTTGTCAGTGTTTCCCCAGTGTATTAAAATTGCACGACTTGCTGGAACTTCATCATTATAAACATTTATCATTGTATCATCATCTTTTTTTGTAATGCTTCTTAAAGTATTTTCAAATCGTGAAGGTGTGTGTCTTCTTAAATTATAATTTCCTTCAGGTATTCTTAAATCTTTGCCACTTTCTAAACCTTCTTTGTCTTCTTCCAAACAAAAACATTCAAAAAGAATTTTTTCTTTATCATCTAAAACCTTAAATTTACCAATAACACAAGTTTTACCTGTGTATCTTCTATTAATTGTTATTTTCATTTTATTCCTTTCAAAAAACATTTAACCACATGGAATGTATTGCACGCATGATAAAAAATAAAAGTCTTTACTTTAGAACAACCAAGCTCACTCATAGCTTCTTTTAAAACTTTATCTGCTAGCTTATAATCATCTTTTGAATATGCTTTTTGGCATAAATAATCATGCACAATTGCTGCACTAAAATACTCACTTTTATATGGAGGATAAATACTCCAAAAAATGCGTGGCACTGAAGCACCATCACTAATAAAGCCTTTTGGTACGATAAAATTTAAACCACACAAACTAACTTCAAATTCTTTTACAACTTCAAATCTATCTTTGCCAAAAGGTTTAACTATAACCCTTTTAAGTGTTTTTCTTATCATCTTGCCTACTCTTTTCTTCTTCTTTTATATAAGTATTTGTTTTTAAAAAACCACTTGAAAAATTCTTTATTTTCTCAACTGCAATATTGTAAATATCTACTTCAGCTATTGCTTTTCTTGTTTTTATAGATTGGATGTTAATCATCACAGAAAGGATTTCTCCTAAAATCAAAAAGCTAAAACTATAATCTACAAAATAATATAAAGCATTTATTTGCTTTGCACCCAAAGCAAACATAAAAGGCATTCCTAGCATTAAAAACTTTGACAAAAGATCAGAAAAGGTATAAGCCTTAACACTTTCATTTAAGGCTAAAGTTCTGCAAAAACCTACTATTGCTGAAAATATAAAAATAATAAACAAAGTAAAAGCTTGAGCTTCCTTAATGCCAGTATATGCTAAAAACTGAAAGAAAAAAGCTAAGATAAGAGAACCTCCAAATAAAGCTATATTGGCTGAATTTTCTAAATGCAACATATTAATCTTCCCAAACAATAGCTTCTAAATCTTGCTCAGATTTAGCTTGCTCTATTCTTTCTTTTAAGATGTTTGCTTTAAAGGTAATTTCTTGGGTATGAAAAGCCACTATTGAAGCAAATTTTAAAAAATCTTGTGGTGTAAAAGTTACTTTTTCATCATTTATATCAATCCAAATGACTTCAGAAATTGAGTTAGCTTTACTTTGCATATCAAGCATTAAATTAGTTACAGCTCCATTGATGTTGAGTTTGTCTTTTTCTCTTGTTTGGAAAGTATGCTCATTATAAATAAGTCCGCTTTCTAAAGCCTCATCTCTTTTAGCTCTTATTTCATCAAGCTTAATTGTTTTTAGTTCTTCTAAACTTTTTTGGCGTACTTCGTATTTTATATGAAAGATATTACTTAGCTCATCAAATTCTTCTTTTCTAACAAGCTCTTGGCTTTTTTCATCAAAACTTGGCAATTCTTGCTCACTCACTCTAGCAAAACCAAGCTCTTTTAAAAGCTCATCATCGCAAGCACTTAAGAAATAAGTATCTTGTGCATCAATTTCACCTTCTTCGTTTTGTATTTTTACATCTTTTAAAAAAATATCATCATATTTTAAACTTTTATTTTTTAAATCATAAAACATATTTATCCTTTCTTAATTCCAGTATAATGTTAAATTTGCTCTTGGGTTTAATCTATTCCCATCACTTAAGTTCCAACCAGCCCTTGCATTTGAACTACCACTTTGATAAGAACTTAGCATTATTTGTAAGTTATTTATATTTCCAAAATTGAATTTTTTCTCTACTTTGATTTTTGCATTGGCAGTGTAATGTTTACTTAAAGCATGCAACTCTACACTAGAGTTAAAATTGTTCCATGTGATATGCAAAGTATTTGCAGAAGTTTTATTAGACATATTTCCAGTCGTCCAAACTTCGCCTAACATAACCACTTCTTTATTATTAATATTTGATGGCAATACCACTGCTTGTTTATAAATCATGTTTAGCTTTAACATATGATTATAATTTGCAACCGAGCCTCCTAAAGATGGAGGTAAATTGAGTGCTATGCCATTATTAGAAAGAAGGAGACAGTTCATATTAAGTCCTTACTAATCTTACATTATTTGGTGCTATGCAAAAATAAGCAAAGGTCTCAGTTCCACTAAAACCACTTTGTGCTACTCTAAATTTAAAAGGTGCCGAAAAAGCAGTGATATTTTCAGCATTATTGACAGTGATAGTTCCACTTTTACCTGCTCCACCCCAATTTGCTATACCAATAGCTCCTCTGGCTGTCATTGTTAAGATAAAATGCTGAGCTTGTCTTAAATCTAGATTTATACTACCAGTTGTGCCAAGATTTCTAATTCCACCACCATAATCTACATACGATTTTCTAGTTAAGTGATTATCATTTGTTGGATCGGCCCCAGAAGTTAATGCCTGATTAAAAGTATTTGTGCCATTAAATATATTATCTCCATTTAAATTTGCTTTTGTATTTAAAGCGGTATCTACATATGATTTGTTTGCTACTTGATTGTTAGCAGTAGGATTAGTTGCTGATACAGGTGGTACTGAGAATGTTTTTACACCTGCTATAGTTTCATCTCCGTTTAGGGATACTTTGCTATTTAATTGACCTAAATTTGTCGCATGGTTATTAGCAGTTGCATTTGGTATTACTATTGAACTAGAGAATGTCTTAACGCCTGCTATAGTTTCATCTCCAGTTTTTGTTACCTTATTGTCTATTTTCGAATTTAATTCCGTTTTTGCACCATTGATCTGCTCGGTTATTTTGGTATCCATAGCTTGAACTTGCGCATTAATATTGGCAATATCATACTCATTAGCTTTTGCATCAATTTCATTAATATATTCATTCTTCTTAGTTTCTAACTCTTGTTTATGCTCTTCCTTTTTATTTGATATTTCAGTTGTAGCTGTATTTTTAGCTTCGTTGACCAAATTTAAGGATGTGTCTTTTAACTGCGAAATTTGACTTGTAGCTGTATCGCTTATAGTTTGTATTTCTTGTAGCGCATCAGATTTTGCACTATCTAGCGCACCTGTTATTTCTGTATTTTTATTATCTAGTAAATCTAAAGCACCATCATATTTTTCTCTTAACTCTTGTAAGCTTTGTGATGCCAAATTTAAATCATTTACAACTTGCTCTAAGTCCGCCATTCTTTACTCCTTATAACTTAATTTAATTATTTTTTTATCAAATAAAACATTTTCGATTGAAAAAATGTGAGAATAAATTCCACCCAAATTATCTTTTATAATTTCATCAAATTTAGCTAGTTTTTCTTCGCTGGCTGTATCTAATCTGCTTATATTTTCATCTGTTTTATTTTGTATATTTGCTATACTTTCTTCACTGAGTGAATTAATAGAAGCTAATTTCTCATTAGTATTAGAATTAAATTCGTTAAGTTTGTTTTGATAATTTGAATTAAAGTTGTTGATTAAAGTATCTAAATCTGATTTTCCTCGTGCTATGATAAGATCTATTTGGTTTTTTTTAGCTAATATTCCACTTGTTTCATCTGTAACGCTATTTGACACTTCTTTCATTTCATCAACGATACTTTTTTTAAGTTCTAGCAAATAACTTTCAATAGCTGTTTTATCATTAGCGAGTTCTGTTCTTGCTACTTCAGCCAATCTTCCTAAATCTTCATTAGCTATTTTAGATCTTTCTATAAAGTTAGCTAAAGCTGTATCTACGGTATTTTTATTAGCTTCTACATATGCTTCAATTTGATTTTTTAGAGTCTCAATGCTTGAAATCTTAGCATCTACACTTGAGTTTGCTTGTGCTAATTTTAAATCAAGTTGCCCTTTTAATCTTTCGCCATAGCTTTCTAAATCTGCTTTTAGATTAGAAATTTCTGTTTTGAAATCGTTGATAATAGCTGTAAAACTTCTCATATCTTCGCTTATTTGTTCGCTTTGTTTTACTGCTTCTCTTAAATCATTTATAATTTCAGTTGATGAGTTTATAAGATCTTCTATTTTTAAAATATCTTCATATTTTGCTACTATTTCATCCTCTAGCTTCTCGCAACGCTTTAGCAGATCAATCATATTTTGATTTAATCTTTGATTTTCAAAAAGAATAGTGTTTATTTTAAGCTTTATTGTTGCTTCAGCATCATTAACTATATTTTGAACTTCTGATTTTACATTTTTAAAATCATTTGTTATGGATATAATTTCATTTTTTGTTGCCACGATATTTGAAACAAGTTTATTTACAAGCTCTATATTAGAATGCAAATCTTCTTTAATACTTTGTGCGTGTTCTAGTTCTTGTAAGATTTGTTGCTTAAGTTCTATGGATAAATCTAAATAGGATTTGGTAAGATTTTTGTTTTCCTCTATTTTTTTAAGACCTGCATTAAAATCAACAGCTATGTTGTAATATTCTTCAAGTTTTATTTTTATAATTTCAAAATTTTTATTAAACTCATTAAGTTCAGGATATTTGTCTTTAACAAAATTAACTCCATTGCTTATATCTTTTTCTGATTCTATAATGTTGTTGTAGATTTCTTCTATAATATTTAAAGTATTTTTTATTTCATTGCTTATTTTTTCAATTTCATTTCTTTTGTTTTTAGTAAAATCAGTATTGCTTTGAGTAAGCTCGCTATTTTCTACAACTAAATTTTTAAGCTCTAAAATTTGATTATAAAAATTATTAACTTGTTCTTTTAGTCCTACAATTTCTTCTATTCTAGTATTATCCAAAGCAGTAGCAACATTTGAAATTCTAGCTAAAACTTGATTTATGATTTCAAGTTTTTCTCTACCTGTTTTTAATTCATTTAAGCTTGTTCCCATTTTTAACCTTCATAATAATCACTATCTTTAATTCTCTTTTCACAAAAGAAAAGCAGATCATCCATGGCTAAAAGCCATTTTTTATCATCTAAATAAGCTATAAAATCAGCACTATTTATACTTTGCACATAGTCTTTATAACTCAAAGCTCTATTAATTTTTTTTGTGAAATTACAATTACAACCATGTTCTTTCATCATCAAGCTCCTTGCCATCATTAGCTATATACTCATAAATTATCTTGTCACATAATGCCAGAAAGTCTTTTTCTTCGCATCTTGTAATCAAATAACAAACATAATTAATCACAGCAAAACTAAGTGTTTCATCTATCATTAAATGTTCTTTTTCATTGTCAAAATCAGGCTCATCAGGAATAATCAAAAAATGATTATTTCTAACTTGCCTAAAAACTTTTTCGCCTTGCTCTACATTTTTTAAAAGAACGCTAGGAACACATTTTGATGAAATATAATAAAATGCTTCCATAAAATAGGCTTTCAAAACTTCATCATCTTCTATCATTTTGTAAGAATTTTTAACTTTAGCGATAATGAGTTTTTTAGCCGTAGCACAAAGCATTATGCACCTTTTGCTGCTTTTAAAACCGCTTTAGCCTTTGCATTATTTCCACTAGTTAATCCCACTCCTATAGCAAAAGCATCAGCATTTCTTACTTCTAAAGTGCTTTGCGTATAAAATCTTTTTGCTTTTGCAGTAATATCAGTTGGAACATCTTCAATCATAGTAGGAATATAAAGCCCATGTTTCATATACTCAAAATCTCCAGCAATTAAAACATCACCCAAACCATATTTAGGGCTTAATAATCTATGCATATGGAAATTTACCGTTCCAAAATCTGTTTCAAGGCTTACTACTTGTCCTGCTAGTTTTGTTTCATTGCCTAAAATTCTTGTAGCAAATTTGTTAATAGCTCCTTTTAAGTCAGCTCCTAAAAAGACATCTTTAGGCGTAACTCCGCTATTCCAAATGGTTTGCAAAATTTGATTAAGTTTATCTTCTGTTAGTTCTGTTGCAGTTCCGCTCCAATCTCCTGTTTCATCAAAAGCTAATACATTTCCACGCTTTCCATCAGCAAAGCTATCTTTTCCTTTAGCGATATAATGAAAAAGTCCAGCCATTTCTCCACTTGTTGCTTCTTGTGCTTGAACATAATCTTTGAAAACTGATTTTTTTACATCACTATCTCTGCCTAGACCAAATAAAGCATATTCCATATCCATTTTATGTTCTTTGGTTTTTTTGCCTATTTGATACTCCATTTCATTACCACCATATTGATTTGCTTTTAATAAAGCTTTTGATACCATGGCTTCGGTAATGAATATTTGAGTAGCATTTGTAGTTTTTTGAGCTGTGTTTTTTGTTTCACCTACAAATTTGCTTAACTCTAAATTCGCATTCTTTTTTGGTTCTTCAAAAGTATCAGTAATCCAACTATGAGTTAAAGGATTTGTAACCTTTGAAGTACCTATTTTATTTAAAATTGGTGTTTCAGTAGCTCCGATTTTAATAATCGTTTCGTATATTGATTGTTTTAACTTAACATTTTCCGTTGCGGGTGAGGTATGTCCCATTGAAGGTAAAGCCATTTTTGAATTCTCCTTAGTTTAGTTTTAAGGATTTTTCCAAAAATAGCTATTTCAAAAATAGTGTGTTTTGAAATAAATTAGATATTTACACTTTTATAAAGTTCTAAACATTCTAAGAAATCATTTTGCATTCTTAAAAGTAGTTTATTCTCTTTGTTTTCATCATCTTTTAAATCTTTTAACATTTTTTCTAGCTTTAAGGCATAATTTTTAAAAGTTTTAAAATCAAAGGCATATAAACCATTTTTAGCCAATATACAATTTAATTTATCTTTAAAATTGTTTTTACTCTGTTCTAAATCATACTTTAAAGCTTTAATCTCATTTTCGTATTTTTGCTTTTGCTGTTTTAATTGAGATTTATAACCTAAGCTTTGATGAAAAGCTAACTTATCGTGCTTCTCATATTCAATATTTCTTAGTCTTTTTTCCATTTCATTAAAAGCTTTAATAAACTCGATTTTCCATTTATAAGCTTTTTCGCCTGTAAAACCCATAACAAGCAAAGAAAAACCATCACGAGTGATTTTGTAGCAAGGTAAAACTCTACCCGTGCTATCAATATATTTACTCGGCTCAAAATTGAGCTTAGTAAAATTATCCTTTGGAAATTCATTTATTTTTCGTATAATATTTTTGTGGTTTTTATTGAATACTTCAGCCACGCTTAAAGAAGTGGTATATACTGCATTATCTACCACTTCCAACTCTACATCCACGCCGTTAATTACAGCTAACCTTTCCATTTTTTTCCTTATTGTTTTGATTAGTTTTTAATTATAGATTAAAAACTTATTTTAATTTTACACTAAAAATTAAAATAAGTCAATAATTATTTTAATTTTTATTAAAAATAATATGATAAAATACATTTATAATTAAAATAGGATTTAAGATGACTTATGAAGATTTTTCAAACAGACTAAAACAGCTAGATCTTACTAGGGAAGATTTTTCAAAATTGGTAGGCATGAACTATAACTCTGTTGCAAATTGGAAATCAAAAGAAATTCCCATCTGGGTTGATACTTGGCTTGAGAAATATGAAGAAGAAAAAACATTTTCTAATGTAAAAGGCAAAATAACTATAAATAAAACAACGATGGAAAATACAAGAGAACTTTTGAAACAAAAATACTTAATGTTAAATTTAAGAAAACCTCAAGATTGTTTAAAGCTAAGTTATCAATATCATCAAGTAAAAGTTAATACTTATTTTGACTATTACGAAAATACTTTTAATTTATTTCTTGTGTTAAATTATGAAAAATCTTATTATTTCACGCCGCTTAATATTGATAATTTAATAGTAAAAAATCCTTATTTAAATGATATTCCAAAAGAAATATTAGGACAAATATTGGATAATGGCAGTTTAAAAGATTTCTATGACAATATGAGAGAACATATGATACATGATGATGTTCAAAAAAGCAATTATGAGGATTATGAATTTAAAAATGGTTTAAAGTCTAATAAAAATAATGATAAAAATCCATTTTTATCTCATTTAAGAAAAATACCCATGTCAGAAAACCATTTAAATTTCTTAAATACTCAATTTAATATTTCAAAATATATTTTGCAAAGAATAAAAGCAAAAGGGTATACTATAGTAACTACTGCAAATTTTTCAGAAAGAAAATCTCTTACTTTGATTTTAAATGAAAGTAGTATAAAGCTTTAGTTTTTTCTCATTTTTGAGAAAAAGCCTATATACCATATAGCATTAGTTTAAAAGATCTATTTTTGGATGAAAATTTAAAATCTATAAAACCTTTTATAAGATAAAAAAGGTAGCTTCATGGATACAAAAGAATTTAAAATTAAATCTATAGGTAGAAATAAAAATTAAACAATCTATAATTTTACAAACTAAACAAGATTAATCATAAAAAATTTTAATATTATTCATCAATCAAGAGTTGAAACTATCCTACCTAAAAGATATAGTCCATTCTTTCCAACACCAAGCTCTCCCTTTCCTTCTAACTCATATTGTAAAAATTTTATAATCTCTATTTTAGTAACATCAGTAAAAACAATACCTTTTTTTTCTTCAAGCTCTTTGATTATACGGAATATTGCAGTTCTTGCAATTTTAAAGCGTGTTTGATAATAAGGAAATTCTAAAGCTAGAAAATAACCAAACCAAGCATAAGTACGATAAAAATCTACAGTTCCTAATATAAAATTAAACTCTTTTAAAAAACTATTATAATGTCTAATAGTTTTAATTAGAGCATCCTTCACATATTTACCTTTAATATAACTAGTTTTATACTTTTCCTTATGTAATTCACAAAACTCTTTTATCTGTTGTACTATAAGATCAATATTTTCTTTTGTTAAAAAAGCATCTTTTTTCGTAATTTTATCACTCAAACGCATTATCCTTTATAAATTCATCTATTAAAAATTTCTTTTTTAATAATGCTTCTTTATCATTATTAGCTAAACCTAAATAATATTTTTTTGTTTCCTCATCACAGTGATTACTATTTTCTCCTATATTATTGGATTCTTCATATTCTAAAGCCTCTTCTATACTATCTCTAACTAAAGCACTTATATCAAGCTCAAAGATATCCTTTTCTAAGTCCATTTTCACACCCCTTTAGCCTTGAATATTTATCTATTAAAATAGATAAAGTTTAAGAATACAATCATAACAAAATAAAATTAACAAACATACTTTAAAAATTAGCATAAATATCACATCGTATTTTTGATATTTTTTCACAAATATTTTCTTGTAGCCTTTCTTCTATCTCCAACATCTTTTAAATTTAAAAAATATTATATGGATTTATGTTATAATTTCATAAGATGAGCTACAAGAGAATAGATCTCCTTGAAAAGCTATAATGCTCCTAGCAGAGTCGATACCCTTGTTAGGCTCATCTTTTGCTATAAGATGTTATTATCCAATAATTTTTATTTTCCTCCCAATTCCAAATTATCTTTTATGTTTTAAAAAAATATTACATAAATTTATGTTATAATTAATAATCGCCATTGACACTACTCACGCTTAAAGTGTCAGTATTAAGCCTAGCTTTAGTGCGTATCGGCTAAGCTAGGGGCGATAATATTAATAAAAATTATATGCAGTTATAATCCACTTTTTATCTTTACCTTTATAATCAAGTGCTACCATAACTCTACTATTCTTAACATCAATAAAAGCTCTATTATTACCTTTTTTTACATTTCCATTATTTATAATATTTTCTATTTCTTTTATAAAATTTAAAGCTTTATTTTTTGCTTCTATTTTATTTAACCCTTGTTTAATGAAATCTTCTTCTCTTCGATTGACAATATGACTTAATCCAAAGTTTCCATCTCCCCAAACCAAATCAATATCCCCTAAATCTTTTCTATGAAAAGCACCTGCTACCTGTCCTTGTTTTTCAATAAGTAGTTTTTGTAAAGCACCTTTTCCATCGTGATAATATTCTGTATAATTTTCGCCAAATTCTTTTAAAGGTTGTATGTTTAATTCTTGTTCGATTTTACCCCTTAAAGCACTTGGAATATCTTTTTTTACACCTTTATTTGTGCTTTCTTTGGCATTGATTATCATCTGTCTAGTTAAGTTGTATTCAACAGTATTTAAATTCATATTATCTAAAAAATCAAAATTATAATCTTTATTCTCTTTTAGAAAATTATCATATCTTTTTAGAATATCTTCACTAGCCTTTTTATCATTTTGTATTTTTTCATCAAGTCTTTGTTTTACGCTTTTTTTATTCTTTTTCTCTATTTCTTTATTCTTAATATTATCTTTTATATCATCCATTAAGTTTTTTTTAGGCTTAGCTTGGGTAGAATTTTCGTTAGAGAACGACACTTGCTTTGTCTCTGAAGATGCCCTAGATGTCGGTAAGGCTCTCGCATTATTATAATACACTACTTCAGCATTTTTCATTTTATTTTTTATATTATTTTGTTTCTTTGGTGAATTGCTAATTATAGTCAAGTGCGTTTCATAGTCTTTACCTATACTTGTAAAATAAGTTTGATTATCTATATTTTTAATAAAAATAAAATCATCTTTATCTTTTAAGATTGCCTGTGGGCTTTCTAAAGTTTCTTTGATATGTGGTATGTATTTAATTCTATCTTTTTCAATCAGCTTTAGTAAACTTCCTTTTGTAAGTTTTATTTCTCTATCTTTTAGAGCTATCTTTGCTTCTTTTGGTATATTAGGGATATATTCATCATCGATATTTTTAAGATTGAAAGTTTTCATCCATTCATTTCTAACATCTTTATTTATAGTATACTCTTTGCCATTTTTGCCTATAAATCTTAAAGAATTGTCTTTAGGATCAGCTTTATCCATGAAGAAGTTGTCGCCTTTAATGACACCTTCTTTTATTAGTGCATCTTTTAATATCTTATTTTGTTCTTTGTCTACTTTAATATAATTATCTAAAGCATCTTTAAAAATTCTACTTTGTTCTTTATCCGCTATTTTTATGTTTTTAAGATTAGATATAACTTCTTTATTGGTTTTAGCAAGTCTTAATGCATCTAATATTTGATTTCTTAATGCTTGTTCTTTAGCACTTTTTAAAAAAGGAGCTAAAGCATGTAATCTAGCAAAAATACCACTTATTAATATTCTATCAAAAACGCCCTGTATTGTTGTAGCCATTGAAGAGTTTGTCTTTTTTCCACTACTTGCTAAGGCTGTCATTATCAAATCTCTATTATTATTATATATCAAAGCGTATGCATTAATAACATCTTTAGCATCTTTTATTTTTTTGCTTGAAAAATTGACATCTTCTAAATCTTTTGCTAATGATTTAAAATCATACCCCACACCTTCAATCCTATGTTTTTCCAATAAAGAATTCATCGCATGAGTTTCATTAGCCAATCTTTCTTGTTCATTCATTCCTTTAAAAGCATTTTCTAAATTCTTATCTTCATTTATATTTCTAAGCCCTTTAACCAATCTATCGGTAAGCCCTTCTTTTGTTTCTTGAGGCTTCATCATACCTAAATAACTTTCTTTAAAATTTTCCTTTAAAGCAAAATTTTTATTTGCATTATCTAGGATTTCTTTTGCCAATACTTTGTCACTAGCATTTCTTATCAACGCATCATCTAAAATTTCTTTTACTATTCCATAAGCTTGTTTTGTATTATATGTTTTATTTCCTGTGTTTAATTGCTTATTTATAGCTGTTCTTAATCCAAAGATTTGATCCGCACTTACTTCTTTTCCTTTTATTTCATCTAAATAGCTTTGTATGTTATTTTTTACATCTTGCTCTAAAAAATTATTATTTTTAAAATTTTCAAGCTTTGCTAAATCTTCACTAGTTAATACTATTTTTCCATTATTAAGCTCATCTAATTTACTTATAGCACTGCCATACTCCTGTTTTATTCTATTCTCATAAGCGTGATTATCTTTTTGCCAAGCCTTATAATCAAACTCACCATTTAAACCTGTTTTATTTTTAAATACTTCATCTTGTCCTTTAATCATATTTAAAAAAGAAATACTAGCATCCTTATCAGCCTTTAAAACATCATCTAAAAAACTTCCTATTTCTGGATAAGCTTGTGCTGCTTTTAATAATACTTCTCTTCTTTGAGTAGTGGGAACTCCTTGTAAAGCATTTGAAATATTTTTTAAAATAGCACTTGTTCTTTTAGCGCTATCTTGTATAAATTGTGGATTATTTTTATTAAGTCCTTGCTCGACAATGTTTTTTAATATTTCTATTGTAGGTTTTCCATTTTCTAGGTATGTTGGATTTTCTTTTGCTATAAGTTCATCTATTTGTTTTTTATTCTCTACATTTTTTGTAAGATTATTAAAAATTGTTTCTGCATTTTGTAAGCCACCATCTGTAAATTTTCCTATCACAGGGATATCTTTTTGGGTGATTTTATCTATAACCCTATTACCTAAATTACCACCTTTTACTGCCATGCCATCTATCATATCTTTACCGGCTTGTGCTCCTGTTTTAACACTGCTTATTAAATCACCAACACTTTTATATGTTTTTCCTATTCCCTTTATAGCTGATCCAACTACAGCACCTGCTAAGGCATCTTCTGCGGCTGCACTTCCAAACCTTTTAGCATAGTCCATATAACTTGCTTCAATTCCTGTATTGTTACTTTGTGAATGAAGATCCGATACGGCACCGCTTCCAGCACCAATTGCAGATGGTGCGAAATAATTTAAAGCTTTTTTGGCTATTGTTTGTCCTGCTGTTTTTGCTAAACTTCCGGCATATCCACCAGCTACAGAAAATGCTAACTCGTTTTTAGTACTAGCAAGTGTATTTCTAAAACTAGGAGTAAAATCAACTTCTTTTCCATTTTTATCAACGCCTATATATTTATAGTCTCCATTATTTATTTCTAAAAATGGCTCATATCCTAATTTTTTTATTTCATCGTATGCGATTTGAAAAATTTGTTTTTGCTCTTCATTATCAAGGCTAGTAAAATTTCTAGCCAACAACCCGCCTGATATCTGATTTGTAGCATCTTCTATTTTTTGCCTTGCCCCTTCTTCACCACTTGTAACTTTTGGAGAAAGATAATCCAATCCTTCAGATATCATTCTTTTTGGATCTATAAGGTTATTAAAATCTTCTAGACCCTTATTTATTTTACTCCATACTCCTTGTTCTTGTGGCTCATTTTGGCTTACTTGTGGTGCTTGATACATACTCATAGGCTTACCATCTAAAGCTAATTCTTCTTGTGAATTAAAATTGTTTTGTTGCTGATTATTTTGCATAAATTGATTATATTTATTCTGCAAAAAATTATCATCAATATCTATATAAGTTTTTCCTTCTGGTATATCTATATTCATATCAAAAAGTTGCATTGTTTTTGCACCTTGTGGTATTTGTATTGTCATCTTTTATCCTTATTATCTAAATGTAATCATATTGTTTTGTTGTAAAAAATCTTGGTTTAATTGTTGTTGCGGTTGTTGTGATAGAATCTTATTTAATGGCACTCTTTGCTCTTGAGAAGCTAAAATATTTCCACCATTTATAAAATCTTTTATCATAGCTTTTTCATTTTCTAGTTTTTTATGCATATTACTATAATATTTTTCTATATTATCTCTATCCTTTAAATACCTTTCTGTTTTCCAAATATCCATATATTCTTTTTTTAAGGCATCATTTTTTACTCTATATAGTATTTCTACTGCTTTTTCAATATCATGTTTAGCATACTTATCAAAGAAGTAAAAACTATCTGTTTTAACCAATTCTTCTAATCTATGCCTATCTTCATTGCTCATCCTGCCACTTGTGATATTAACTAGTGCTAAATTTATTTCAGCTTTTAGCTTATCTGCGAATTCTTGTTTTAAGTTTTTACTATTACTAAAAGGAGTATTTCTTAATTTTTGATTTACGGTATCTCCAAATCCATAAATATCATTTAAATTTATATTTTGCGTTTTAGTGGTTTTTGCAAAATGATACAAATCCCCGCCATTACTTTCTTTGCTAAAAACATCTCTCATTGTTTGCGGTTCACTTAAATTACCATTAGCATCTATACTAAAGCCTGAATTATTATTAGTTTTATTAGTAACTATATTACTATTTTTACCAGTTAAATAATCTAAATATTTTTGATTATAATCTTTATCTTCTTTATATTTAGCCCAATTTAAAGCATTATCTTGAACTTGTCTTTGTCTTTCAAGGTCAAATTTTTGCAAGGCTAAAGCATTATTAAATTCATTTTGCAAAAGCTGATTATTTTGCATAGCCTGATTAAATTCCATTTGTTGCTTTCTTAAATCTTGCTCTTGCTGAAACTCATTAGCTTTAACTTTATCATCAAAACTTTTGCTCATGATGTCATATAAGACACCACCGACTTTTCCTGCGTTTTGTATAACGCCTGTATCAGGATTAAATACTACTCTTTGTGGGTTATAAAATGCCATTTTGTTTCCTTTATTCTTTCTTTTAAAATAAAGGATTTAAGGAAGTTTGTGTATAATTTTAAAAGGGTGCAACGCCAAAGGGTCGCCACCCTTTAGCGTTAATTTACCGCCCAGTTGGGAGGTGATTAAATTGCTAACCAAAATTATAGTTATAATTATACTACTTTGTATAATTATAGTCAAGGCTTATTAATACTTGATTTCCCCTTTTTTAAGGGGAGCTATAATTTCCCTTTGGCTTCCTTAAATCCAAATCTATTTAATTACTCCAAACACTTTGAAGTTTATTTTCCATATTCTTTCTTCTATTTAATTCTTCATTAGCTAGATACTTATTGAAGTTATAAGCATCTTTTTGTAACTCATAATTCTTTTGTGCCATCTTTTGCTGATTATAAGCACCATATAAAGCACCAGCACCGCCTAAAACATTTCCTAATCTATCAAAATTAGTTACTTTATTTGCATCAGAACTTTTAAATAACCAATCTCCAAAATTACTAAAAGAATTTTTTAATCCATTTAAAAAACCACTGCTGCTACTTGCTAAATTTGGAGTAAAATTGCTTGTTTTCATCAAAGTATCTGCAAAGCTAGAGCCTAGTCCTGTACCACCTTTTAAAGCTGTTATAAAATCCATAATTTCTCCTTTATACTAAACTTAATAATTCTTTGCCTAGATCTATCTCGCTAACTTCGCCTTTTTTTAACTTATCGTTAAAATCACTAGTTCTTACATTATTATTTGCACTTGATAAATCTTCAGCTTTTTTGGCATTATTTGATTTTCCGACCAAATTAAGCAAGGTTTTCCAGCTGTCAATATTACCTTCGCCTAAACCATTTAATTTTGTTGCAAGTTCTGCCATAGCCTTTAAATCCGCATCAGGATAGGCTTTTCTTAACTCGCTTTCTACTTGTGCGTATTTAGCGATTAGTGCATCTTGCTCTTCTTTGTCTTTTTGCTTTTTATCAAGCTCTTCAAGCCTTTTTAATTTCTCATCAAGTCCATCAAGTCCTAATTCTTTTAAATACTGCTCTCTTTGTAATTCTTGTTCGCTTGGCTCTTTTTTTGGATTTTTTAAAACTTCAAGCTCACTCATTAAAGCATTTAATTTGTTGTCATTTTCACTTTTATAAGCTTCAAACATCGCCTTATAATCAGGCTCGTTCTCATTATCAACCTGCATAGGTTCATTATCTTCTACTTGCGTAGGTTCATCGCCATTATTAGCAACTTGTCCTTTATCATCATCTGTTATGACATTTATTAAATCTTTTAAAGCATCATTTTCCATCTTCTTCATCCTTTATTTTATTGATTATTATGTCTAAAAAAGCCATAGTATCTAAAGCTTTTAACCTTAACTCTTTCTCATCATTATTTTTTGCTATATAAAAACATTCACTATATTTTGCTTTGATAAAATCTATTAATTTCTTTCCTCCTTTGGTTTTAGATATATCGCTTTTAATTTCAATATTAAGCATTAGCTTCTCCTTGCATTTGTGGATTAATATCTTCATTGTTTTCAAAAGCAAATAAACTATTTACATTCTTTACACCTAAAATTGGTAATAATTCTTTAGTAAGTTCTTTGCTAGCATTTATAATCCCATAAGCAGAATTTGCATCGCCTATGCTCATATACATTTGATATAATTGTGAAAAAACTTGCATACTAGCTTGAATTCCTGCGCGTCTAATTTCTTTATTCATGGCACCTGTGCCGGTTTGAATTTTAAATCTAAAACTAGGTATATCCTCTCTTTGAAAACCATTAAAAAAACTATCTTCTCCATACTTAAAAACAAGCATTGCAAATCTATCAAATAAAGGCTCTATAAAAGTTTCGTTATACTGTCTTATATAGTCAGCACTTCTTCTTCCGCCTTCTTGTGCTTTTATGCTAATTTCTGTTGCTGTTTCATTTTGTGCAGTTTGAGCTCCATTGTTTTGTGGACTAACTCCTGTAACTTCTGTGAGTTCGCTTTCTAAAAGCTGTAAATTCATTCCCGCACTATTTACATTTGGTGGTGGTAATATTTGCACACCCTTTGGATCGTCTGTATATATTGGTTTTCCTAAGGTTTCTATATCTTCTCTGCTTACTCCCATTGATTTTGGCATCATTATTTTAGGCATGATATGAGTTCTTACTGCATCTATTAAAAGATTTCTAGTTATATTAATTTCATCTTGCAAAGGCATAGCAGAAGCCATTATAGGCTCGCCATAAGCACTTACATAGTTTTCGTTATCTATCTTTTTAAGTTGTGGTAGCATTGAACCCCAGATAAAAGGCTGTCCATCTTGCAAAGTAACTTCATTTCTAAGTAAATTATTTTCAAATAAGGTAGAAACCACCCACTCATCATCGTTTTTTCTTTCATAAATATCATAAAGCTTTACTTTTTTATACTCATCATCTTCATCAAAAAGCTTTTTAATTTCAATTTTTTTATAAAAACCTAGCTTTTGTCTTTCATGGATTTGATTATAGGTTAGGTAAATTTCATTGACTATATATCCTACATCCTCGCTATTTAACGCATTTGGATCAAAGAATATACTATCAATATCTACTCTTTCAATGCGTGGCATTCCCTTATGCCAAGTAACCTTAGCTATACTTGTTCCCACAAGTAAAACATCTAAGAAAAGCGGTTGAAAAATCTTAAACATATTGATTTTACCACTATAAAAATCAATTGCATTCTGCCATAGCTCTATAATCGTATCATCGCTATTAATGTAAGTTTCAATATCTGCCATTCTCTCACTATTAAAATATACATCATTTAAGCTAGTGATTAAATACTTTACCTTAGCGTTTATTTTTGGTATGTAAATACTTGATTTATTTCTTTTTCTCAATTTTTGCATTACCTTATTTTCAAGCAAATAAGCATCTTGCAACTCTTTAAAGTGTGGTTTGTAATTTTCATATCCACTTTTACTTTCGCTAATGAGTTGTGTTAAAAACGACACTCTCTCATCATTAGTTCTTTTTGTTTTCATTCATAATTCTCCATATTGTTGTTTTGCTTAAATTTGTTATTTTTAAAATATCTTTTTCATTCACTCCTTTTTCAAATAAAAACTCCGCAAATTCTCTTTTAAATTTCTTTTTAGAAATATTATTAAACCCTGATACAAGCTCTAAAAATTCATTTGCAAGACTTGACTTTATAGCCTCATCGCTTAAATTTGAAAGCTTTTTTATTTTGTTTACATCAATTGCATCATAGATCATTAAAAACTCACCAGCCATCATAACTCCAATCTTCATTAGTATTGTTTCTGCTGTATAGTTTTTCAAAAAAAGTTAATGCCACCGCATCGCTAACATCAGGACTTTTATCATAGTTCTTTTTTAATTGTTCTTTTGAAACTATCTTTAAAAGCCCCTTGTCGCTATACTCATATTCAATCATTCTCATATCTTTTTTTAATTCTTCATCTTTAACAAGCTCCATGTGTTTTAAGTTTTTAGCAAATGTAAAATACATTTGCGCTCTTTTATTTAAGTATTCATTACTGGTTGCAGAATTTGCAGAATTTGCCTCAAATACAGGCAAACCATAATTTAACAAGACATCGTATACGCCAACGCCAAGACCGCAAGTATCTATAAAAATACCTTTTGGTTTATCTTCGCTTTGATTGTATTCGGCTAGTATTTTGTTTGCTAATTCTATAGTTCCAAGTTGTGAGTATTTTTTAATCTCATAAATTACAAAACCTTTTCTTTTTGCTAAAGCACTCTTATCATCTCCATATCTTGCTACATCAAGCCCCCAAATATTCTCGCCTTGCATTTTTTCAATGCTAAAAGAGTTCTTGCTCATCGCATTTTCAATTTCACTTAGAGAAAATAATTCAGCACTCGAGCTATCTATAAACTCGCCATAAATTTCTTGCTTGACAACTTCACTACCTTCTCCGCCTACTTCTTCAATTAATTCTTTAATTTGCTCTTCTTTTAAAAATGGATTATCATAACTTGAGAATTGAAAATGTTTCCAATTTTTATCGCTGAGTTCTTTTCTGCAAAGTTCATAAAATAGATTTTTTCCTTTAGGAACTCCACCGATAATCGCTCTTGATTTAGGATTATCAAGCAACATAGGGCGTATGGCGTTATACCAAAGATATTCTCCTTTGCTGCCTTTTAAAATAATTCCTGCTTCGTTTAAAATAACAAGGTCATATCCAAAACCTTCGATATTTTCACTTCTTTCAGCACTTCTCATATGAAGCACTGCTCCATTAATAATTAGTTTCTTATCTTGCACACTCCATGAGTAAAAATCTTTTGGCAAGTTTTTTAACTCAGGTGTAAAATATAACTCGTAATAATTTTGTAAATTTGCTTGTATGGTATCCACCCATAAAACATTTTGTCCTAAAAGCAAGTTTTCGATAACAAACTTAGCACTTCCCCTTGTAAAACCAAGTCTTCTGCCCTTTGCTACAGTTATAAAGCGTGGATTTTTATCATCAAAAACTTTAAGTTGTGCCGGAGTGTAAGAAAAATCGATTTTTAATTTCATTTGATTTCACTTCTTATAATTTCAATTTTTTGAACGTTATCGCTGACAACTTCTTGTTTATCCACATATCCATGTTGATTTTTTAGCAAGAACATACTAACGCTAGGAGTATAAGTGCCGATTAAGGAATGGTTTAAAATATCCATTTCACATTTTTGCTTAGCTTGAGATACAATTTCTCCAAAATCCTTATCCTTCTCCCACTCGCCTAAAGTTTGTATTGTAATTCCTAAATACACAGCTAATCCCACTTTTGTTTTAGGTGCAAAAATAATACTCTCCTTAGTTTCTTTTAAGACAACTCTTTCATTAAAATAACTCTCTATTTTTGAAACAAGCTCTTCTTTTGTCATACTTTTGCCATTTGTCATCATTCTAGCCATCAAGCCACCCCTTCTTTAAAATTAAATTCTTTGATTTCTAAGTCTAAAAAAGATTTTTTAAAACTAATAATCTCATAATCGCCTTTTAAAACATTCTTATCGTTTTCAAATAACGCATCTAACACGCATTTTACGATATTGTCCCCATCGCCATGCCTTTTGCTGTTAAATCCTATTTTTAAAGAAAACTCATATTTCTTTTGCTTATCAAAGGCTTGAAAACAGCTAATATTATTTTGTCTTCTAAACTCCATTTGCAAGAGTTTTTTAAAATCTAAATATTTAAGATAATCTTTACATGCAAATTTAGATCTTTGCGTGGTTCTTTTATAAGGAACTGGGTTGCTTTTTAAATCAATTTTTAAAATATACTTTTCCATTTCAGACTTTCTTAAATTTAGCTTATATTTTTAAAAGCCATTTTGACTTTTACTTTCTTTTGAAATTCTTCTTGATTCTCCTTAAAAAATTTTTTCTGCACCTTCTTAAAGTTATTATATTCTTCTTCATGGCTTAAAGATGTATATCCTTTTATCTTATAAGAAGTATTTATATATATATCTTTTCCTATGCGCTCTTGATTTTTAAATATAAAATCTATTAAAGCGTGTTTAAATTCGTTATTTTTTAGCATTTCTCCATCTTCGTAGGTTAATTCTCCAAAATTATTTAGACAAACCAACATATTAATTGATTCTGCTAATCGTTTAAAAAGGTTGCCCTGTCCATCATAACAAACATATGAGTATTTAAAATCACTTTCAAGCAATCTAAAAAATGGACTATTTTTATATTTATTTTTTAACCATTCTAAAAAAATTTCTTTGTCTTCAAAACGCTTTTTAAACTCGATTTCAGCTCTTTTGCAAACTCTTCTTAATTTCTCATAGGTTGTCCCTACGATATTCTCTCTTTCTAAAGTTTCGAAATAAAAATCTAAGAAAGCATGAATATCCTTAACGCTTTTGAGATATCTACCTACAATATCAGTTGCCTGAGCCTTATTAATTTCCAATAAGTCCATTAAAATTTGTATTTTTTCTTGCATTTTTTACTCCTTAAAAGCATCCTAAGATCTTGTCTTTGTTTTCATCTTTCATTCCGTAATACTCCATCAAGCTATCAACCACACTAGGATTGGCTTCTTTTTTTCTGTTAAAACGCTGATTTTTTCTTGCTTCATTTTCTTTAGCATATTTAAGCCAAGTATAAAGACTTCCTGCCACACTTGACATTCTTTTTCCATTTCTTTTCCACTCTCTAGCATCCCAATAACCTATAAAATCATTAGCCAACTCTTCGCCAAAGTTTGTGCCATTTTTCTCATTAAAAGCTATTATTTGCCCCATAAGCTCATTAGCATTTGGGACTTTAAATTCTTTTTTTGCCATTTTTTCACATTCCTTTTCATCAAGTTTTAAAAAGCTCACTACAAAAGAGGCGTTTTGATTAAAAACGCGTTCTTTCTTTTCTTGATTATTTTTTAAATTTTCTAAATTCTCTTTTTTTATAAATTTATTATTATTAATATTTATATTATTTATAAATTTATTATCGCGTGCGTGCGTGTGTGTTTCTATATATAGGGATTTTTGATTTTTTTCGTTTTCAGTGGTTAATTTTCTGTCGATTGATGAAGCATTATTTTTAAGAGTTTTGCTTAGCTTTTCATCACTGTTTTTAAGCAAAGATAAAGATTTGTTAAAATGCTTTTTGACTTGATAATTTTCATCTTTTAAAATCCACTCATAAAAATTTAAAGATCCATTTCTAACCTTTTTAATTTCTAAAAGCCTAAGCTCGATTAATTCTTTTTTGGCAATTCTTAATCTATTTAAACTCATTCTTTGATTATTTTTAACTTTTATAAACTCTCTTAGATAGATTTCACTTACAATCGTTTTTTCACTAAGCTTTGCTAATTGAATATACAATGCCAGAGCATCAACACTAAGCCCACCATAAGCTATAGTGTTTGATAATTTCAAATAGCCTTTTCTTTCTCTCAATCTTTTTCGCCCGATAGCCACATCAAAGCTAGCTATAAAACTTGGTATCACCAACCCTCCTTTATGTTATAATTTAAATTAAAAAGGTTTTTTATGTTTAATTCTTTCTTATCCGAAATGCTAAAAACCGCCACTTTAGAAAATTTAGTATATTTTTTGATAGGTGTTTTATTTGGTTTAAGTATCCGTCCTTTGTTTCTATATTTGACTAAAAAACAAAAACTAAAAAGAGTTTGTATTAAAGATATGAAGCTAGAAAACGATTTGACAAAAAGACTATATCCTAACTTAGGATATAAATTAGTTACAAAAAAAACTCCTTTTGAAATGGTTTTTAAAAAAGATAAATTTAAATACATTATTTGTCCTTACTACCGTGATAAAAAATGCGTTTTAGATAATGATAAATGCAAGATATTAAAATCCCAGCCGAAATACCAGCCACTAGAAACAGTCTAAAATGCAACATCATCAAAGTAAAAATAAATAATCCTATAATCTCAATCAATCTCTCAAGCATTTCATTCCTTAATCCGTTTTAAAAAGTCCTTTGCTATAATTTTTTTACACCAAATCAAGAAAGGACTTATCAAAATGGATGACAAAGATTTAAACTTGTTAAAAAACATCCCTTATCTTATGGAAAAAATCGAAGAGTTAGAAAACAGGATAAAACAACTAGAACAAGCTGCACAACCTAAACCATACTCTACCCAAACTCCAAATTACTTAGGAGAAATCTAAGTCTTATCAAGGCTTAGAATATCCTTTTTACCTAGTTCTCTATAGTATTTTTCAAATTTTAAAAAATGAGCAATCCTATCCGTAATAAGCTCATTAATACTATTAAATCCGCCATCATTTGCCACACTTTGTAAAAGTTCAAAATACTCATCAGGCATCTTAACCTTTAGCTCAATCATTTTCATTCTCTATCCTTTCTTTTTCTCCTAAAAATTTAAGCAATTTATTCCTATTATTTTTACCCCAAATATTTGGAGGTATTTGATGTTTTTCCCAAAGTTCCCCAGCTATTTGAACTTTAATTCCTATTCTAGAGCTCAAAATACTTCCAACACCATCTTTACTATAATAAGAGAGTAGTATTTTTTTCAATTTTTTTCTATTCATATTCTTACAATTCCTAAAAATATTTTTAAAAATGTAGCATAACTACTATAAAATTAAGTTTAAAAAATATGTAAATATACTACATATATTTTTTTAAATAGTCGATGTATAATTACTACAATTAATAAGGTGGATAAAAAATGGAAAAAAATAAAACATTTTATAAGCTTGATAAAGAATATTTATCACAAATTTTAAAAGAAAAAAAAATAAGCAGAGCAAAATTTGCACAGATGCTTTCAGAAAATGGATATGAAATCACTTTAGATGGAATAACTTATTGGTATAGAAGTGAAAACAATCAACCTGAAGATTACAAAAATATTATAACTATGGCAAAAGTTTTAGAAGTACCAGTTAGTAAACTTGCTCCAGTAAATGATAGTATAAAATCTTTTTTACAAGATGATAATCAAATAAATTTCAGATATTTTCCAGATATTTATGCAAGTGCAGGACTTGGAACCTCATCTCAAAGTGAAGAAGTTAAAATAGTTTCCGTTGATGAAAATTTTCTAAAAGAAATTTTAGATATACCTATAAAGAAGAGTTATGATATTATAAAAATTAATGGCGATAGCATGGAACCTATTTTATCTAATGGAGATTTTATTATTATAGATAGAAGCAAAAATTCACTTCAAACTATTTCAAATGCAGATATTGTTATTTTTAGAAAAAACGATGATTTATTTTGTAAAAAAATTAAAAAAGAACCTTTTGCAGATTATATTTTTTTAGTTTCTGAAAATAAAAAATATGAAGATAAAAAAGTAGATAATAGCGAATTTGAACAATGTGAGATCTTAGGTGCTGTAGTATCAAAAATGGCGATTGAAACCTTTAAAAATTTTATAGAAGTGGTGGGATGATGAATATAAAATCATAAGCTTGTTTGTGATAAATTTTAATTTTCATTTTACTTAAAGATTATATTTAAAAAATAATTAGTATAATATTAAATATTTTTTAGGAGGTAGAGTATGCTTAATAAAGTTTTAAAAACTTCTATATGTGCTATGACTATACTTATGTCAGCAAATACATTAAATGCTGATTATAATGCAAAATTACCTATGGAAGTAAAAGAAAATATCCAACCTTCAAAAGCTATTAAAATGGGAAATTATACTAAATTATGCAATGAAGTTATAGAGTTAAATGAGTTTGCTTTTTATGCTAGTTTATATAATCAAAATTATTTTTTAACACTTGAAGGAAAAAATAAAATACAAGAAAAGCAAAAAATAAGAAAAATTATTAAACAATTAAATAAAACAATTGCAACTTCTAAAAAAAGAATGAATGATAAAAATTTTACAAGATTTGAAGATGCTGATTTAAAAGTGTACTATTCATCTTTAGCAACAAAAAATATATTAGAAACCATATTAGATGAAGATTTTATAAAAGTTACAGGTGGTTTTGACACTTCATTATTTAAAGAAGATTTTGATATTATTGAATATGGAAAAGGTATAGAAGCGGTATATAAAAATATTACCGATGGAGAAAAACAAAAATTTGCACTTATTAGAGAAAGAGCTAAGGAGTATGAGTGCCTATTCCAGATTTAAATAGTAAAATAATTAGATTTTTAAAGGATACTTATAAAAATGAAACATATATTTATGGAGTTTTTGGCATTTATCTTAAAAAACATCTCTCAAGCTTAGATGAAAACTCAAGCATTGAAGATATATGCGACATTGTAGGAAGTATTGACAAGAATAAACTAAATGATTTGTATGCAGTCGTTAAACCACAAGAAGACTCTACTAAATTTCCAAAAAGCATAAAAAGTAGAATTTTTAAACTCATATGCCAAGAAGTTAATATAACAGAAAATGAAATGAAAGCTTTTTTAGAATACCACAAAACCAACTACAATAGAAATTGAATTATAAAAAAACACTAAAGAAATATGCGGATAAATATTTAAACTACAACCTCTCAATACCCCATCAGCCTTTTATATCCATCGCAACCAAGTTGATAACCACCATCACAAGCTAAACCATAATATTTTTTTGCTTGTTTAAAATTTATCCTTACACCTTTTCCATTCTCATAAAGTCCACCAACAACTCCACAACTCACGCTATCTTTGTATTTATCACATAAAAGTTTTAAATTTAAAAAAGCTCGTTTTATAGTATCTGGTTTTATTAAAAGTGCAGTATTTTTTTTACAGGCACAAGGCATGTCTATTGCATCAGATTGTAATTTATCATTATAATACAAAGGACACGCATAAGCCCGATTAATTTCAAAATCACTCATCTCTTTTAGTAGTTTTAGCCCCTCTATAGTTTTTGTATCATTGGTTTCACTCAAAACAAAATCTATCAATTCTGACGCTTTTTTCCAACTATCTAAAGCTATCAAGCGATTAATTTCTTTATACTTTTTATCTTTGTCTATATCAAGAGTTAAACCAACATAAGTCATTATTGTAATCAAATTAAATATATTGCTCTCAATTTTAAAATTTCCATCTATAGCAAAATTATTATAAATATACAAACAAGCTTCTTTATTCTTTTTATCATAGCAATCACTAAAAGATTTTTTGTATAGTTTTTCTTCTGAATAACCTAAATTTTTATTTTCATACGCATTTGTATATTTATTTATATATATAGACATTTCGATTTCTTTTTCTTTGCATACATCTATCCCAAAGGCGTAAATATATATAAATAAAGCTAGTATTATTCTCAAATTTTAATCCTTCCAATTTTCTAAAAATATTTTTAAAGATTTTTTTTGATTTTTCATCTTCCTATTAAGAAATTATACCAAAAAAATATTTTTAAAAAATGTAGGAATACTACTATTATTTAAGCATAGTTTAAGTGTAGTAATACTACAATTATTTCAACAAAACAAAAAGGATAAAAAATGCTAGAGATTAAATTAGATTTAAGACCTGATTTAAAAAAAATGCTAGAAATAGCCTTTGAAAGAAATTATTCAAAAAGTTACGCTTCTTTGGAAGAGTTTTTAGCTAATGTTCTTCATAATGCAGTTAAAAACTTAATCACCAAAGAAGCGTTTGAAAACAAAGGATTTGTTATTTCTCTCAAAGATTAGGAGTTTCGTTTAAAACTTGAAAATCTTTGTCATCTAGTCTTTTTTCAAGAGTTGCGACTTTACTTTCTAGCTCGCTAACTCTTAAAAGAAGATTATTAAGTTGAGCTTTTAAGCTTTGTATTTCGTCCATTACATCACCTTCCTAGAGTGAAAGTGATTATAATTAAAAAAAGGATAAAAAATGAGTTTTACAGATTTTTACTTTGATAGAGAAGAAAAAAGAATTTCTAACCAAACAAAAGAATTAGTTACAAATGAGTTTGAAAGCAAAGAGAATTTAGAAAATATATTTGCAAACTTGCAAGATTTTAAAAACTCTTTGGAAATAAGCTTAGAAGATGATGAAGAAATAGCAATATCCTTACAGGCTTATGGAGATGAATTTATAAGAAATGCTTATGAGCTTTTAGATAGAGTTAGAAAATTCGAAAAACACTGCAAAAAGCTTTTTTAAAAGTTTAACAAGTCCTTTAAAAAAGGGCTTTCTTAAGCTTTTGACCGCTTGGAAATTAAGCTTAATTGCTAATGTTCTTTTCTTTGCTTTACTCTTACCCACGAAGTGGGACGGGGGCTTTAGCAAAGCGGTTTTAAACGAATTTATTTCGGATAAAACAATAGCAATAACATAGCGGAAGGGTTAGCAAGTTATCCATAAACTTGGCTCGTTATTATTGTTTATAGTGCTATTTTTAAGGTTTTCTTGCACTTTAAAAACGACAGAAAATCAAGAGTTTAAGAAATATTTTGTATAATTATAAAGTTTAAGTTGCTAACTTGTCTCGGTGTTGAGAAAGGAGGCTAAAATGATTGAAAAATTAATAACTATTTTAATTCTAATTTTACAATTAGTTTTAGAGCTATTAAGACTTTACAATTAAATAGCCACACTTTTATAAAACACAGACAAATTTTAACCAAATCCGCTTAGCATAAACTTAAACGATTATACAATGCCGAGACTTGCGGATTTACTCGGCTTTATCAAAAATAAAAATAAATTTGATAAAATAACATTGTTTAAGTGGCTAATTTCTCTTGGTGGGGAAGGAGCTGTTTTTGATGATAGAGAAGTTTTTAAAAATTGCTTTTTTATTGTTAGAAATAGTAAAAAAGTTGATTGAAATAATCAATCAACTAAACTAAAAAACCACTAAAATTATAGAATAGCCTTGCTTAGCCTATACTTAAACAATACTCACGCCAAGAGAGCAAGGCTCTTGGCTTTTCTTAAGCTCCTTTAATGCTTAAATGGGGCAACTTTACTACTTGAGAATTTACCTTTTTGTTTTATTTCTACTATTTTAAAGAACTCAGTTGTCCCTTTTAAGCATTAATCTAAAAGGAGAAAAAATGAAAGCTTATCACACGAAAGAACAAGTCATCATAAAACTAAGTAAAGATGAATATAGAAAAGAAATGAAATTAAATAAGTATTTAAAAGATGAAAATAAATCTTTAAAAACTAAAATTTCTAATCTTGAAAATGAAAAAATAGAACTTTTAAAAGAGTTAAAAGACCAAATAGAAGCAAATATGAAAAATATAAAAGAAATTAGCTCTTTGCAAAATAAAATTTATGAGCTTCTTTATGCAAAAGAAAGGTCGAAACTATGTTCTTAAATAGTAAAAAAAATGAAAAAATAAGATATTTAGAAAAAGAAATTCAAAGGCTAAAAGGTGTAATAGCATTAAAAGATACTGCTATAAATGAAATTTCATTGAAGCTAGAAGAAGAAATTAAAATCAATGTAAAACTTAGTAATTTTCGTATAAAAATACTTGATGCTTTAGGGCTTATAGGCGTTTTTAAAAATGATGATAAAGCTATTAAAGAAGTAAAAAGATTAAAGGATAAAGAATTATGAAAAGACAAACAAAACCGCTAAGTATAAGAATTCCATTAGAATTAAAAGAAGAGTTGCAAAAAATAGCAGATAAAGAATACCGCCCTTTAGCAACTCAAATAGTTAAAATTTTAAGCGATTATGTTAAAAACTACCAAGGAAAATATCCAGGGTAATCTTCTCTATTTGTAAGATTGAATTTTCGTTCATAATCTTTTATATAATCTTCAATGATTTTTCTTATTTGCAGGGCCATAGGGCGATACTCAAGTTCGCATATAAAAGCAAGCTTTTCTTTTGTCAAGGTATCAAGTCTTACTGATATTATTTCGGATTTATTATTTTTTTGATTTTCTTCCATTAATTTACCTTTTTTTGTAATTTATTGTAATTTTACAAAAAAAAGTTTTTTTTGTAAAGCATACATTGTATTACTTGACAATACAAAAATAATTTTATATAATTTTGTAATTCTTAAGAATACAAAAAATTACAAAAGGATACCAATGAGTCAAGAAGAAAAGTTTTTAGAATGTTTAACAAAAGCAACTAAAGGTAAAAAAGATTTGACTAATTTTGAAGTATTGGAATTTGCTTTCAGTATATTTTGTTGCCTTGATAATTATATTCAAAATAACAAGGCTAGAGATAAAAAAATTTTAAAATTATTAAAAGGAGATGAAAAATGAATTTAGAACTTTTTAAAAAAGATGAAAATAAAGAAATAAGCTTAACTTCTTTGGAAATAGCAGAACTTACAGGAAAAGAACATTTTCATGTTATAAGAGATATAGAAACTTACTTAGAAAAAGTGGTTGAAGGGGGTATATCCAAATTTGGAGACACCTACCAAAACACACAAAATAAACAATCTTACAAGTGTTACCGCTTACCAAAAAGAGAAGTATTGATTTTAGTGAGTGGATATAGTGTTGAGCTAAGAGCAAAGATAATCGATAGATTAGAATACTTAGAAAATGAGCTTAAAAAACAAAGTTATAAACCGCTTTCATTAAAAGAAAGTTTGCAAATGCAATTAGAACTTTTAGAGAGAAATGAAAAGCTTCAAATTGAAAATGTAAATTTAAAAAATGAAGCCAAAGAAAACGCACCACTTATTCACTTTGCAAATCGTATAAAAGATACTAATGATGCTATTTTAATAAGAGATTTCGCAAAAATACTTTATGAAAAAAATAAAATTGAAATCGGAGAAAAAAGACTTTTTGCTTTTTTAAGGGATAATGGCTTTTTAATGAGTGATAACAAACCTTATCAAAAATGCATAGAGCAAGGGCTTTTTAAAGTAAGTGAAACAACTATCAGCACAATAAATGGAGATAGATTAGTAAGCACAACGAAAATCACAGGCAAAGGACAAATTAAAATCGCAAATTTATTATTAGAAGGAATTAATCATGCAGTATAAAATAATCGACTTAGAACAAGGTAGCCATGAATGGTTAAATTTTAGAAAAGGAAAAATAGGTGCATCGATGGTAGCATCTTGCGTAGGTATCAAAGGTGCTTTTAATTCCAAAGAAGAAGCAAAAGATATCATCTTGGGACTTAAAGAAGTTTATCAAAATGAAACTATGAAAAAAGGCAATAACTATGAAGCTTTGATTAGAGCTAGAGTTGAGTTTTTACATTCTGTGAGTATCACTCCTGTAGTTTTGCAAAGTCTAGAAAATGAAATGTTTATAGCAAGTTTAGATGGTATTGATGAAAATGGGGTTGTTTATGAGTTTAAATATTCGCAAGATGAGTATGATTTTATCAAAAGAAATAAAAAGCCAAGTGATAAATACTACGCTCAAGTGCAATTTCAACTCTATATCAGTGGTAAAGAAAAATGCATTTTTGTAGCCATGAATAAAGAAGAAGAGATTGTAGAGTGCGAAGTTTCAAAAGATGAAGCTTATCAAGAATGGTTGGTTAAAAATATAAAGCAATTTATATTAGATTATATCATAGATCAAAAAAGTGAATATAAAGAGCTTGAAGATACTAAAGCAAAAAATCTAACGATTGAAATTATAAGGCTTGAAAACACGATTAAACCTATTAAAGAAAAGCTAGAAAGTCTTAAAAAAGAACTCATAGCCTTAGCAAATGGAGAAAAAGCAAGATGTTTGGATATTACAATTTATCCGCAAAGTAGAACTACAATTGATTATAAGGGCTTTTTAGAGCAAAAAAATATTACTGTGCCTAAAGAGTTTTATAAAGAAAGTATTTCAATGTGTTTAAAAATCAAAAAAGGAGCATAAAATGAGTAATGAAGTTGTATTAAAAGAAGAAAATAAATTAGAAATAAATTTTAATCCTTATGAGTTGGCTTTGGTAAAAGGTGATTTATCAAAACTTAGTGATGTAGAACGAGCGAGTTATGTTAAAAATCTTTGTGAAAGTTTAAGCTTAAACATGCTTACAAAGCCTTTTGAATATATAGTATTAAATGGCAAACTTACTTTATATGCAAATAAATCAGCAACAGATCAGCTAAGACAAATAAGAAAAGTAAGTATTACAAAAACAGAAGTGGCACAAGTTGGCGATATTTATATGGTTACAGCCTACGCAGCAACACCAGATGGAAGAACTGATTGCGATACAGGTGCTTTAAATATTAAAAATTTAGGTGGCGATAATTTAGCAAACGCAATAATGAAAGCTATCACAAAAGCAAAAAGGCGTGTAACCTTAAGTATTTGCGGACTTGGAATGCTTGATGAAAGTGAATTAGAAACAATAAAGGAAAAGCGATTTTTAAATCCAAATGAAGATTTAAAAGTTTGGGGTAGTGATGAAAAAATAGCTTTAGAAAATAAAGCAAAAGAGATAAAAGCTTTAGGTGCTGAACTTAGAAAATTTATGAGTGATAATGGTTTAAACACCCAAGAGCAAAACAATTTTATAAAAAAACATTCTTTATTTACAAGTGAAAAAATACAAGAAGTTCTAAGTAATAAAGATGAATTTTTAACACAATTAAAAGGAGGATTATAATGTTACCAGCATTTAAGGCAAGTTTTGAAGTGGCAAATTATTCGCCAAGCGTAGAGTATTTAAGTGAAGGTGGGCTTTATAGCGGAGTTTTCCGCAAAGCCTTTTTATATGATAAATTGGCAAGCGATGGAAGCAATAATACTTTTATTTGTTTTGAATTTTTAACCAGAAAAGAGCAAAAACTAGCTATTTTTAATCTTTTTGTAGCTAAAAATAACGATTTTAGCTATATCAATAAAAATGGAGAAAAAGAAAATTATTTAGGATTTAGACAATTAAATGCTATTATGAAATTCTTTGGAATTGATGAACTTGATTTTAGCGAAAAGGGAAATGAGAATGTTTTTGGGGTGCAGACTGAAGTTATTTATCTAAATTCTTTAGTTAATAAACTTTTAGTTTTAGGTTTTGGAACAGAAGAATATTTAAGTAAAAATGGAGAACTTGCTAACAAAATCTTTCTTGATAGAATTTTTAATGAAAAAATGCAAAGCATGGATGAGTTTCAAAATAATAAAGAGCCTTTATCTATAAAATCTTTTAAAGCAAGGCATAAATCTTTAAATAACGACAATAATAAATCATTTATTCCAAAAGAAAATCAAAGCTATAATCCTTATGGAAATGAAGTAAAAAACAATAACAATGAAAAATATATCGAAATAGGAGATGATGATGATGAAAGTTTGCCGTTCTAATTATCTTGAAATTGTAAAAATCGTTCCATTTAGCGAGAGGAGAAGTTGCTTTTGTCATTTTTTAAGAAGCAATGGGATTGCAATTGAAAAAATAAATTATAAAAATCACATAAGTAAAAAAGAACTCAGAAAGGCTTACAAAATTTACAAAAGTAAGCCAAGCGGAAGAAATTACTTTCATGAAAAAAAGCTTATTATTAAAGCTTTTGAAGATGTTGAAAAATTTTTAAGGAATAAAAATGAAACTAAAAGACTTTGATTTTAGAATTTGGGATAATACTGAAAAGAGATATCTTAATGAAATAGAACTTCATAAATATGACAAATCTCCTGTAGAAGCAGGAGCCACATTTACTGAAACTGACAGAATTAATGAAGTAGAGTTTGTAAAGAATAAGAATGATTTAGAGATAGAGTTATTTACAGGCTACTATGATTACAAAGGTAATAAAATCTATATAGGAGATATTATAGAATGCTTAGTATTTACTAATGAAAAAAATTCAGAAATATTTTATGAAATTATTTGTTTTGATATGGAGTTGGGATTGTGTTCTAAATTATCTAATGGAGATGGTGGGTACTTATTTGACCTTCGTAGACATAAAAATAATAAAACAATTGAAGATGTATATGTCGTAGGCAATATACACGAAAATAAAGAATTATTGAAAGGATGAAGATGAAAATAATTAAATATGGAAATGATGAAGGAATTGTGTTCGACAATGGCAACTCATTGTGGGACACTTATAGTCAAAGTTGTTGTGAATACAATTACGCAAAGTGGGATCAATTAGAACCATCAGCGTTAAATTATGACTTTGATGAAGAAAGTTTTCAACTGGTGCCAAATGATTATGGTTTCAGATTTGGAGATAAAAACAGAACATTCTTTATTCCTTGTTACTCGGAACAAAATGGAGAGTATAGTTATAGGATAACAATAATATATGAAGACAAATCTGGGAAAACTTTAAAAGAAATAAACACTGAATGCGAGGGAGCTGAGGAGTAAAAATGAAACTAAATTTATATAACGACCATTTTCAAAATTTTAAAAGATATAATATACCAAAAGCACAGCTTGTAATAGCTGATATTCCTTATAATCTAAGAAACAATGCTTATGCTTCATCTCCTGAATGGTATATAAATGGGGATAATAAAAATGGAGAAAGCAAAAAAGCAAACAAGGCATTTTTTGATACAGATAATGATTTTAGAGTTAGCGAATTTATGCACTTTTGCTCAAAAATGCTTATAAAAGAACCTAAAGAATGCGGTAAAAGTCCTTGCATGATTGTTTTTTGCTCTTTTGAACAACAAGTAATGTTAATTGAAGTAGCTAAAAAATATGGCTTTAATCATTATATAAATTTGGTTTTTAGAAAACAAAGCTCATCTCAAGTTTTAAAAGCAAATATGAAAATAGTTGGAAATTGTGAATATGCTTTAATCTTATATCGTGAAAAACTTCCAAAATTTAACAATGATGGAAAGATGATTTATAACTGCATGGATTGGCAAAAAGATGAAGGTATTCCTAAAGTACATCCCACACAAAAGCCTATTAAATTGCTAGAAAGATTAATCACTATTTTTACAGATGCAGGTGATGTTGTTATAGATCCATGCGCTGGAAGCGGAAGCACTCTTTTAGCAGCTACAAATTTAAACCGCAAAGCTTATGGCTTTGAGATTAAAAAAGACTTTTTTAAAAGTGCTAATGAAATTATGTTTAAACATATAGAAAGAAGTCTATTTGCTTAAGTAAAATTTTGATAAAATAATAAAAGAATAATTATTAATAAAGAAAGAAATACATGTCAGAACAAACTTATGAGTTAAGATTTGAATATTTTAATGAAGAAAATGCTACATTATTTTTCCAAAAAATTACAGATTTTTTACTAAGTATTGATAAGTTGAATAATTCATTAGTATCTGTTTTTGGTATAGAAATTGATATAAATATTCAAATTAAATCTATAGAAAAAGGCTCTATAAGAATATGGATTGCTGAAAAACTTAACAAAATAAGCGATGATGATATAAAACATTATATTAGCAATCCGAGAGAATTACTTGCTGATTTGCTTATAAAATCTAAAAAAATGATTTTAGAGAAAATACAAGATAAAAAATGCCAAGATATTCCAAAAGAATATAAAAACATTATAGAAAAAAGCGACTTAAAAGATTTTGGATACAACAATAATGAAACCAATCTATTAACCTGTGTATCAGATCTAACACATAAAGCAAAGGAGTTTAAACATAAACCTATGATAATATTTGAAGAAAAAGTATATGGAATAAGTGAAACATTTGATTATAACCCAAAAACAGCTGATGGAGTTAAGGAGCAAATAAGTAAAATGCAAGGTGCGTTTATAATAAAAAAGCCAGATTTAACCGGAGAAAGTAAATGGGAAATTATTAACGACAAGGTTATAAAAGTTAAAATCAATGATGAAAATTTTAAAAACAAACTCAAAGACAGAAGTATAAAACTATCTTACGGGGATAAGATAAAAGGCGTTTTAATTTCTAAAACCTATATTAGCAAAGATTTGGAAGTTTTAGAAAATGAATATTTTTTAGAAGATATCAAAGGCATTATTGAGCCAAGTTATACACAAGAAAAAAGTTTATTTAAATAAAGGAGAATTAATGCAAAACTTAGAAAAATATAGAAAAGAAATATTTAAAAATGAAACTTCAGCAGGTGATGAAGGTGTTATAGCAGAAAGTATAGATATAGTAAATGATAAGTTTGGACTCAATCAAGAACAAATGCTACAAGCCCTTAACTTTTTATATAGTATAAAAGATAGTTTTTTAGGAAGAACAAAAAAAGAACCATCGGATAATATAGTAAATGAATTATCTTCTAAGATTATAAAGTATCTAAGACCAACATTGATTGTGTCAGAAAAAGAATTCAAAAAAGAAATTGACGAATTTTTATTGGACTATGGCTTAAAAATCCATATACAGGAAACAAACCCTTATGAAAAAATATATAGTATATATAAAGAATGGCAATTAGAAGATAATGATAATTTGTTTTTTAATCGAAAATCTGTAGGTATGTGGATAGAATGGTTTAAAGATAGCTATAAATATATATTTGATTTACATTTTTCTTCAGTAGAAAAAGAAAGCAGAGGTAGCAATCTTATACAATTAAAGGTTAGTGACAAATTAAAAAATGAATTGCAAAAAAAAGCAGATGAAGTAGGTGTTCCACTTACAACATATATTTATCATTTATTGATAGAAAGGATAGAGAAAATTTAAAATAGACTTTTTGATAAATTTATCAAAAAGTATTTTATTTTAATATTATAATACTTTATATAAATACTTTAAAATATTTAAGCAATTTATAAATATTAATTTATTATACTTTTGTAGATTAAAACAATACAGGAGTATATCAAATGCAAATACAGAAAATTCAAATCTACAATGATAAAACAATAGGTGCTGAAATAAATTCGGCTAATGCAAGAGAAATATTCCAATTTTTAAATTCAGAGCAAGAATATGCGAACTGGATTAAAAATCGTATAAGTCACTACGACTTCATTGAAAACCAAGACTATATAATAGAACTTGTTTATACAAAAGGTCGCCCTCGCAAAGAATACTATGTAACCTTAAATATGGCAAAAGAGCTTTGCATGGTTGAGAATAACGAAAAGGGAAGACAAGCGAGGCGTTATTTTATAGACTGCGAAAAACGCCTTAAAAACCTTGAAGCTGAACAGATGCAAAAACTAGCTTTTAGACAGAGCTTAGGTTATAAATCACAGCTTAAACAACAAAAGGAACATTATGAAAACAAAATTAAAGCCCTTAAATACGACTTAGAAAATAAAAAGGAGCTAAGCTTTAAAAGAAAACTTAGCAAGGAAGAATTACTAGAACTTAGAAAAATCTTAGCCAAGGATTATGATATGCTTTGCATAAAAGAGTGGGAAATGAGTTTAGTTGCAGAAAAAATAGGCAAAAATTTAGTGTTTGAAGCTGTTTTAAATAAGCTTGAAAAAGAGCTTATTTATTGGAAAAATTATGATGAATACGAAGAAAAATGGAGAAAGATGCTAAGGAGTTAAAATGGGAATTTTAAAAAGACTTGATGAAACTATCATTATCGAAGATGATAGGAAAAGTGAAAAAGAATTAGTTGAGTATTGTATTTTAGAAGGGATTTCTTTAAATAATGCAAACTTGGAAAATATAAATTTAAGTGGATTAGATTTTAATAATGCATTTATAAATGGAGCTAGTTTTAAAAATTCTAATTTAAATGATATTTCAAGCAAAAATACATCTTTTATAGATTGTGATTTCAGCGGTGCAAGTTTTAATTTTTGTAATTTCTTAAGAACAGAATTTGAAAATTGTATATTTGAAAATGTAGATCTTAGGGATTGTGTAGGCGATATGAAAAATATCTTTAGTGTTGTCGTTGATACATATGTTATGACTTTTACAAAAACTATGATGAATTTAGGGTGTGATACTAAAACAATAAAAGAATGGCGTAATTTAAGCGTTGATGATTTAGAAGATGAAGAACAGAAATGGCTTTGGAATTATTACAAGGATACTATTTTTGAAATTATAGATAAAAGATTAGGAGTTGAAAATGGTTAAAAAATATTTTAGAGAAAAAGAATTGAGCGAATATTTAGGAGTTAGTATAACATCATTATTTAAGTTAAGACAAGATGGTAAAATACCTTACATTCGCATAGGAAAATCCATAAGATATGAAATAAAAGAAATAGAAAAATGGCTTAAAGCTAAAAGACATTAAAAGCAAAACTCACAAAGAGAGTTTAAGTAATTTCCATACCATTGCATAAGTTTTACTCTTAAATCAATTGCCTTGGCTCTGTTGTAAGCCCTTTCTATTTCATTACCGCTTATATGATGTAATATCATTTCTGCTATATCTTTACTAATACCTTGCTGAATTAACTCATTGCTTTTATTAGTATAAACACTTCTAAAAGTAGAACGATATCCATGTATAGTGTGCTCTAAATTATAAAATTTAAAAAATCTTACAGCAAAATTCTCGCTAATAGTTCCATTATTATTAGCGAAAATATACTTTTTATCTCCATTTAAAATTCTTTGTATATCTAGTATCTTTAAAGCATATTTATTTAAAGGAATAATATTATCACCATTAGTTCTTACTTTCATTTCATCTGCTTTTATAATCCAAAGATTGTTTTCAAAGTCAATATCACTCCATTTAGCAAATCGAATATTTTTACTTCTTTGTGCTGTTAAAAGCGTAAAATAAATTGCATTAATTATAGTTGTATTTGTCCGTGGATGATTTTTATATTCTTTCATACATTCTAACATATTTTTTATTTCTTGTTCTTCTACTATAGCTTTAAAATGTTTAACTTTATTGTGATTTGCTTCATTGTAAAATTTCTTTAAATCTTTCAATTGAAGTATTATATCTGTTTTTAAGTCACCTCTTTGTCTACTAATCTCAAATATCCTACATAGCAAAGATATATTTTTATTTATTGTTTCGTATATTCCTTTTTTCTGCATTAAATCATAAATAGGTAGAAAATCATCTTTTTTCAATTCATTTATATCTTTTTGTCCCAAAGTTGGAATAATATATTTTTTAAAAATTGACTGTTCTTTTTTGATTGTAGCTGAATTTAATTTTTTAGATTTTATATCAACATAAAGAAAATTTGCTTTTTCAAGTGTCATAACCTTATCATTTTTGCCGATAAATTTTCCATCATACATTGATTTTAAAAGATCTTTTGCTTTTTCTCTTGCATTTGTAACATTTAAAACACCTTTTTGGCATTCCCCTATTGTTATAAAATTTTTAAATTTTGAAGCTCTTAAATAAAAAACTTTTTTACCTGTTGGATTAACTCGGACATATAATTCTTTTGGTTCTCCTACGCTAATCATATACCTTTTATCTTTTATTTCTAAATTGTCTATATCTTTTTGAGTTAGCATTAAAAAAACCTTTTTTAGTATTTTTGTAGCCAGAATTAGCTTTTTTACTTTGGCTACATAAATGGCTACAAAATTATAAGAAAAAATAGAAAAAATTTCAATCAT